AAAGACCCCAACCCGTTAGCGGCAAGATCGAACGCAATTTCAACTTTCATTAGGCTCTCGCAAACACAGCGCCGTTGGCCTTTTCAAACTTAGAAATCACGTTCACAACTTCCTCACCGATTACGCGGGGATCACCAACGCCAGTGTTGATCGTGATGGAATAAACGTTGCTGCGAGCTGCTGCCGAACCACCAGATGCCGAACCACCCAGTGCAGACATCGGCAGATCAGAATTAGGAATGATCTGCCCAGCAGCGTTAGGCACAAAAAACTCCGGCCCACGCTCACCCACCAGGTACAACTCACGCGGAACCACTGGCCCACCAAGCGCGCGCGGGATAGCCTTACCTGTCGAAACAAACTCATTCACATGCCGAGTAACAACCGTGATCACGCTCTCACGATTCATCGCATTTGACAAACGATCCATCACACCCATCAAAGCTTTGCGCGCTGGCCCGCCGGCACCAAAGTTATCTCTGAAACCTTCAAAAGTCTTTTGCGCAGACTCCACACCTGCCCCATAAAACTTCAAAGCCGCACCTTCACCAACCGCAACAGCAACAAGCCGAGCGGATTCCACCGCTTGATTCAAATTAGCAATCAATGTTTCACCGTTGCCACCAAGCAATTCCGTTGCAAGGAATGAACCTTGCTCACGATTCAATGCAGCGACCGCAGCAAAGGCTTCACTGCTCAAGTTTGTTTTCAACAACGCCTGCATTTGTTCACCGTAAGCCGCAACACCAGCCGCTTGCCCAACAATCGCATCCGTGACAGATCCGCCACCTGTTTTCGCTGTGTCAATGGCTGCACCAAAATTTAGTGAGAAACCAGAACCACCGGAAATGAGACTAGAAAATTCAGTGAATGCCTGTTTTGCCGTGTCAAGTTCTGTTTTAAGCTTGTCCTTAACACCAGAAAGAATGTTCACAAAAGTATCCTGCAACGCAGCTTTAACATCATCGCCGCCTTCACGAATACCTTGCGCCAATCCCTTTGCCAGGTTGATCCCCATTTCAGCAAAAACAGCCGAAGGTGATTTGATCCCAGCCGCATTGCGAGCCGCAGCAGATGCAGCGTTCATTGTTGACTTTGATGCGTTTTCTACCGCGTGTCGATTCTCTTCAATCCCAATGATTATGCCTTTGGAAAGATTAGCGCCCACACCAATACCGGCATCCTTAGTCTTTTTGACGGCTTCGGGATTCGTCATCGACATCACACCATTGTCAACAAGCTCTTTCCCAATACGCGCGCCCTCTTGACCAATCTTATCTGCCGCGCCACTAATCGCCTTTTCAGCATCCGTCCTAAATTGACCAATCGCGCCTTTAGCTTCGTTAAGTTTGTCACCCAACCCAGGCACCCAGCCGAACATTTCCGCAGCAGCACCCACCACATTCTCAGCCATCGTCAAAAATGCCGACACAACTGGCTTAGTGACGTTCTCCAAAATAAATGGCGCAATTTTTGCCATCGCAATAATCCAATTGCCAAGCGCAAACATGATCAGACCGACAGCGCGCACCAAAACATCCGACAAAATCTTGGCAAGAATCTCAATCACCGGAGTCAACGCCGCCAGAATTGGTGTCAAAATGTCACCAAAAAGTTTCGCCAAAGATGTCAGCGCCGGCAGCAATGGAATCACCGCATTAAGAATTGGCTTTATCGCATCAACCAGAATCATCAGAACATCAACAACAACATCAAGAATAGGCCCGAGTGCTTCAAAGATCGCAAAGACGAGATCCATCAGTGGCGGGATCAACGGTGTAACGGCGCTCAAGACGTTAGCCAGCAGCGATGCCACCTTATCCAGCAACGGCGCTAACAACGGCCCTATCTTGTTCACAAGCTCCGCAAAAGTGTTAAGAATCGGAGTCAACACCGGGATCAACGCAGACAACGCCGTTCCCAGCGCGCCAGCAACAATGCCAGCAACCTGCGCAAAAGCCTTCGCAAGAATTGGGATCACTGGTGCGATGGCATCAAAGGCTTCCGCCAGGACACCACCGACAACTTCTGCCACCTTGGAGAGTGGTTCAGCCAAACTATCAATAATCGGCAGCAACGTATCAGCAATTTTTTCAAACACCGGCAGCAGCGCAGTGCCAACTTGCTCTTGCAATTCACCAAAACTAACTTTGATTTTATCCGATGCAGTCGCCGTCGCCGCGGCAACGCCACCCACCTGAGACTCCAGCGCCTTAAGAATCATTTCCTGCGCTTGAGCAGACTGACCCGACTCCACTAAAGCCCGAATCTTTTCTTTCTCAACCTCAGTGAATGTCACACCTGCCTTATTAAGCGCAGTGATGCCTTTTATTGGATCCTGCAACGCCTTGCCAAGCTGCACCGCATTTCCCTCAGCCGACCCGAAACCCGTTGCAGCCAAATCAAACGCCGCTTTTGTGGCGCGATCCATTGCGCCGCCAGTCACGTTCATTGTTTCGCCTAATGCTTTGAACGTCGCCAACTTGGCTTGCACAGCCATAATGGTTTCATCTTCAACAGCAATCGACCGAGACAATTCCCCTGCGTAAGTTTGCAACCTGGCTGTTGCACCCTCATAAGCACCACCAACAAAACCCATTGACGTAGCAACCTGCTCAAGCCGATTCGCTGCAACAGCAGCCTCTTCCGCAGCCGCGACACCTTTAGCAGCAAACACACCAAAACCAACAGCAGCACCCACAGCCGCCAACCCAGCAACTTTGGCAACACCACCGAGTGCGCCCAGCGCCTTATTTGGAGAATCCGCACTGGAACCTAAACCAGCCAAATCTTTCTGCGCTTTGGCAATGTCTTTGTCATTGTATTTGCCGATAATAGAAACGACAACAGCCATGAATCACACACCACCTAACAATTTCATCCGAGCATTAACAATGTCTTGCGCCTCTTGGCAAGCAGCCAAAACAGCCGGCTCCACTTCTGGGCGCAGTTCATTAAATGCGCGCCACAGTCCACGATTCTTTGGAAACCTCGCCAACATGTTCATCACAAAAACATCCTTTGACGATCCGTTTCCCACAGTCTGGAAAATAGATCCGCCCGGGTCGCCAGAAATAATGCCGATGTAATTACTAAAAACCACCCCACGCTGACGGAACCTGCCGCGAGTAGTTTTTACCGCAGCCTGGGCAACCGATCCGTAATAGCCAAGATCACGACCGTCTTTGGATGATTTCCACGGCCCCCAATTGGAAATCGTTGTTTCCGGCATGTAATCCCGTGTTCGATCACGAACCTTCACCGCTTCCGCAGTGATCCGCTTGTTGATTTCCTTCGCTTGCTCCGGCGCGTAGCCTTTCAACAACGTCATCGTTTCATCAAGATTCTTGATTTGGATGTTAGCGATTGGCATTGCGTTTACCTTCCACATTCAACCAGCGCAAATAGCGGTACATGGTTGCAATCCAACGCGCATCAAGCTCAGCAACATCTTGCGGAGACATATGAAACTGGTGCGCCAAATGGACAACTAGCCAGTGGGCGCTTTGCTCCCCAAAGGGACAACATCGGCATCACTCTCATCACCAAAAGTAATGGCCGAAATTTGATCTGCCCAATCTTCAAAAGATAAGGTTGTCAACTTTTTACGAGAACACGCCGAATACGCAAGATCCAACAAGTATTCCACGCGCACATCAGTTGCAAAAACAGTCACTGATTTATCAAACTTGCGTTCAAAATTTACGATGTCCAGCGCCGATGCAACAACATCAACGCTGGAACCATCATCGTAATCCACATGTAAAGCAATCCTTAACATTTCAATCCTCTCAAATGAATGTCAGAGTTAGGCAGTTGCGCGAGTCACAGCGCCAGTGATTGGGAACGACACAGAAACAGTAGCCAAATCGCCCACTGCACTATCCATTGGATTATACTGGCTCACCAAAACATCAAACGAATACTGCGGATTTGTTGCGCTCACGGTAGCTGTTCCACCTGGGCGAATAGTAACCGCAGCCGTTGCACCCAAAAGTGGAAACAGCAAAGCATCAATGCCGCCGGCAGCAAAAGATTGATGAAATTCAAAATCAACACTTCCATCTTTCAACCCACCAATTCTGGTGCGGTTTCCACCGGAACCAAAATTGGTTGTTTCAACATCATCCACTTCCATTGAAATTGTTGCACTCGCGCACGAACTTGTGACCGTACTGCCACCAACCACGACAACTGGTGAAGTCATTACAAACTTTGACATGGGATTACCTTTCTTTTATGCGTAAACCTGAACTGTGAATTCAGCACTCAGGTATGTTGTTTCATTAATGATGATGCTAGTGATTCGCCTCATCTCTGTTACTCGCAAATCTTGAATGTTACCTGCGAGAGTCCGATCAGATTCCATCGCTGTTTTAATCGAACCAGAACCAGTGGGCGCACACAAAGAATCCAAAAGCCGCTGCGCGGAACGCTCCGATTGTCTGCCAACAATGACAGTCACAATGAATTCGTATTCATCCAAGCCACGCCCAAAAGCTTTGTCATAAGTAATTGTTGGAGGCATCACCACAGCCACTGGTGGTTTTGGATCATCCGGCACGAAATCAGATGTTCGCAGCCCCGTAATCGTTGCCAGATTCACTGCCATCCTAGTGCGAATTGTGGCAATAGAGACAGTCATGCCATACCAATCACGTTGCGCCGATATGGTGCGAGCATGGATTGAATGTCAGGATCTATTCGAGAAACGCGCACCGCGCCCATATCGCCAAAGCCCGCTACGCCTAAGGGACTGTCAAATCTTTTATATTGGCGCAGTGACATGAGGACACATGCCTGGACAACATCAGTGGGAATCGCTGTCCCAAAACCAAACACAGCCGTGACCTTCACCGATGTTTCCCCAATACTGCTCACCGGAAAAACGTAATCCTGGATTGCAAGAATTTTGTT